TATTGGTTCAATAGGTTCAGGCGGCTTTGAATCATCAGGGTCGATCTCACCGTCACCATCGAAGAACCCGTCATCTTCAATAGGTTGACCGCCAGTATGTTGACCTGCTTTAGACGCTAACATCAGGCGTGTTTGGATCGAGTGATCTGCGGAATTGTGTGAGATACCCCGTACTAACCCACGGATAACATTTGTACTGAATTTATCGATATCAATGGCAATAGTATCATAAGTGTCTAGTGCAAGTGTCGTCAGAAAATTACTGAGAACTATCTCACGCCAAGAGTTAGATGCAATGTATCCCCAGTATGCCAACGATTTTTGTACAAGTGTTTCGACATTGTAGATAAATACATCTATCGATTTTTCGCGCACACCAAAAATATCGGTGTTATTTTCATACGTAACAATCGGATCAGGTACACGTCCTGAATGATCTGGAGACCATTTACCTTTGATACGTGTGTAGACGTCTTCTGTAATTGTTGACGTAAGCTCCATTGACTTGTACTCAGTGTTACCCTCATCAAGTGTTTTAGATGCCGTCCATTCTTTGGAGAGATACTTCAAATATACTTTCCCATCGCGTATAATCATGGCTAACCTGCCAAGATACGCTACATCTGCTGCGAGTTTGATTGCGGATGGTTGATCATAAATAGTGTAGGCAACTGGATAAGGTAATGAGGAAACACGCGTAGCTTCGTATGTTGTTGTATCCATTGATAGATCGGTATAATTGTCTACCAACCATTTGATACCTTGCACAATATTGTTACCAATGGAGCTACTCAGCGTGACATATATCTCAGATTCCCAATTCTCGCCGAGTCGCATCTGTAGTGGATTTTCAATTTCAATTGCAGTAATTGTATGGCCGGCAAGTGACATATTTTTGTGTACTGTATAATAGGTATATGGCACAGGTAAGAACTCTTTCACACCATCTATCGAACGGTAAGCAAAGACACCCTTTACTGTTGAGCTTGAGACCAGATTAGCTACATACAAATCATTATAATCTGATTCAACTACAACTTTTGCGCCCTCACTAATGCGGAACTGGTCACGTGGGAGCGACATACTCGCAACTACAATATGAAACCTCGGTAAGAAACGAAACAGCAGTGAACTCTGGTCTTCGCCGCTCGATAGAATAGTATCAGTATGATATGTTTCTGGCCAACTGGTACGCGGAATAGGTGCTGCTTCTATGAACTCATACTTTGTCGGATTCAAGACATGTTCAGCTACGCTCAGGTGTGTCCGCCACGTTTTGAAGAAAAAGCATTTCTTACCCTCTTGACGTATACATTGATTAACCATGTACTTATTGGTAGCAAGAATCTTGACGAGACAAAATAATCCAGTAAGCCGCACAGTTTCATCTGTAACATACATTACAGAAGAGCTACCCTGGCTCCAAAGCGTTGAGTCTTCACGCGGACCGATACTAACATCAGTAGATGTATAGTATGGGAGATTAACTGCCGAGACTTCAAATGTTTTTTCAGCGGTATTGAATGTGCCAGAGAAACGTATGCCACTAACTCTAACGGTTACCTCACCTGACGGTGGTGTGCGATTGGCATTATACGTGACGTAAAATTTTGAGTTTGTGTGCGTAAAGATCTTAGCCAACGACCCTTGGAATGATTTACGTATCTGTACCGTTTTTGAGTGTAGCATATTACCAAAGACTATTGGCCACGGGATACCGATAGCATCATCTGTCAGCCCATCTACATCACCTGCTTCTGGCGCATAGCCAATGTTTTCACTCTCGTAAGATGATTCAACATTGAAAGATAATTGTCTTTCACCTTCACTCCAAATGATATCGCCGATAATTCTACCGGTAACTATAGGTACCTTTTGTGTGCTACCACTGAACATTTGATATACAACACATTTGATACCTTCGATACGCTCGGTATTGTATTTTGTCTTTAGCGACCCGTCTGTGTCATCTAGCGTAACAGATATATTTTGTATGTCACTAATCATGCCAAGACGTACGGTCGTACTGACAGTTCCGGCATCCAAAATCTTGTCATTGTCAGTATATGAAACATCTCCGGTGGACCAAGACACAGTAACAACCGTGTACGGTGCTGTACCGATGGCAGTATCAATACCTGTCTGTATCTCACCGGGGATACTTTTCATGCTTTCACCTTCAAATTATACCTAACTTTCACGACAGATTCATCTGGTGCCGTAAATGCTGTGAACAGTCCGTGGCTCCACAAGATGCCAGTAGTATCAGTTTCGGCATTACAGATAAATGCACCAACAATCTCTTTCTCTGCTTCCATTGTAAATTCAGCCAGATCACTGGTGATAGATAATCCAGAAGCGGCACTCGCAAAAACTACGGCTTTTCGGTCACCGGTATAGTCTGTTGTTTCAGTCCAACCAGAATGACTTGCCAAAGTGTCGGCTGTTGATAATGTTGTCTTTGTATCTATCAAACCAAAGTACCAGGTATCCTTAGCCTCCGAGCCGAACATTGTATCTAGCAAATGATTCTTACCCTGACTTACGACAGCATTACTAAATTGCCGCGAAATTTTCTTACCGTTGTGGATACACTCTAAAAAGAATGTTCCTTGAAGATCAATCTGCATTATATCACCTCCAGTTCAATTCTTATAATCTTACCGTATCTACTGTAGCCAGTTGTCTGATAGTTTGACAACGGTAGTTTGACACGATATGTTGTGCTTTCATGGTCTATGTACTTGAATTCGTTGTGCCTCACTGTTTTGATGAATGATAACAAACCGTCGATCATTGTATCCGTCAATAATACAAATGTGAGTACCAAACGTTCCTGGCCAGAGACACTTACATGTGTGTGTAAATCACCTGACATGCTCTTACGGAACACCAATTTACGGCTATGCACTGTCGAGTTACCTGGTTCAGGATTACGCAATGTCAAGCTAACTGTGGGTGACGTATAGGGATAACTCATCGTGATCATGGTATGTCATCCTCTGTTTCGACTAGAAAGTCAAACGAAAGATCATATGAACAATCATCTTGTATGGTGATAATCTCGTGTGGATCAGTGATCACGATACCGGTGTATCTTTTTGTAAGAAGGTCCATTGTAATGATTTGTCCCCAAGAATCAGAGATCAGATCGACAGCATCTTCTGCGTTTTCTCTGATATTCATCTTACTTTGGATGAGTAATGTATCAAAATCATGCCAAGAAGAATCACGGAATAGGCATAACTGCCCGCCACGTGTACGCCTTACGATCATACTTTGATCATAATTCGTCTCATCTTCTAATGGTACCGGATTTTTGATTTCAACCTCAGTTGTACCAAAATAGAGTTTCATCATACCCTCAATTCATTACTAGTGTACCCTGACGGATTTCTCTACGTATCCGATTAGCCAACTGGCGACCGTCATAATTGACATTACCGTGTGACTGCATTGTCACATTGATATCACCGATATTGACATTACTACCACTCGCCGTTGCTGTACGTGAATTGCCGGTGAGAAATTGATTGAACATCTTTCGCGTTGAATCTTTAGTCATCACAAATTCGCCCGGCGTCATAAATTTGCTTTCAGTACCATATGATGGGCCACCAAAAGCATCATTAGGTGTTACACCAGTCTTCGGGTCAACACCGACTTTTTCTATTTTATGTAATGCCTTGATCGCACCCTCAACAGCAGTGGTTAGGTCACCAAATCTTTGGGTGGTTGTCCAAAGCTGGCGCGTAAGACTCTCTGTTTGGTCGGCATTTCTTTTGCCGACTTCTTCTTGGAGTGCAGCCAGTCTTTTTTGTACTACCACTAACTGTTGATTAGCCTCTCGGATTCTCATTTGGCTAGCTGTCACCTCTTGAGCGGCACGTTTCAGTACAGCCCTCGATCTTTCTATTGCCTCTCCAGGGGGGACATCCCATCTGTCCAATGATGGATTTTGAATATCTTTCTCAGCTTTTAGAGCAATCTCAGCGCGGCGATTCATCAAAGCTGTTTCTTCACGGATAGCTTTGTTGAGAGTTTCAATCTCTTTAGACATCTCATCGAGAGCCTTGATATTTTTATCGCGCTCTACAAGAGTTTTATGGATACTCTCAAAATTGTCTATCGCAGCTTGGGCTAACTTACGCTGTGCGTCTGCTTGTTCCTGTATATTAGGGTCAGAGATACCTGCTTCGCCCATTGCTTTCTGCATACGTTCGACAACATCATCAAAACCACTTAGCTGTCCTTTGACACCTTGTATCTGAAACTGCCGCTGTTTCTCATTTTTAGACAGTTCAGTATTGAGCATTGCTTGTAGATCAAACTCTTGGTATCTTTTTTGCAGTGCCGTTAGTTCATTCTGTTGGCGCTCTTTCTTAGCCTTTTCTTCGATCAGACGTATTTCTTCATTGTATGCCTCTTTACGGATCTCGCGAAGACGTGTTTCAACATCTTGCATGTGTTTGAAATACTCTTCCGGTACGTTCAAACGTGGTACATCAAGATCCCTTAGTTCAGACATCTTGCGTCTGACTTCTTCAAGCTGCGCTAAGATGTTGCTTCGATCCTCTGGCGTTGCTGTCCGCTGTTGTTCGAGGAGCTTAGCTTCTTCGTTGACTAGGTCAGAACGCTGCTCAGCTGTCTTACGATTCTCTGCTTTTATTTGATCTTGCAGCTTTTTGTATTCAAGAAAAGCCTGTTCACGTGCTTGACCCAGCTGTGACAGTGTTTCAGCATCACCACGTGCAGCGGCTTGCTGAATCTTTAGATACAATTCACCGATCCGTGCGGCCCACATGTTCGCTTGGATATCTAGATTTTTATTCTCTAATCCAAAATTGAACATCTGTTCTTCTGCGCGACTACGTAGAGCCATGATAGATTCTGTTATCTGACTCTGAGTATCCCGTAGACTTTTGATTCTGTCTTCAAGATTTTTGACACTATTTTTGACAGTGTCAATACCTGAACTGAATGCTGCCACAAATCCAGGAATGGTATCCTTGAAACTTTGCGCTATATCTTTATTTGCATCTTTTAGACTCTCTACAAGCCCATTATAGACGGTTTCAATCTGCTGATACATTGAAGAAAGATTTTGCTCTAACTCTCGTGTAACTTTGTTCAATGTTTCTTCGGCTTCTTTACCGTATGATCGCCAATGATCTTCTAGCATCTTTAGTTGTTTTGCTTCTATGTCAGCATTTTGTGTGCGAACATGATTATAGAGAGCAAAGGCTGCTGTTATAGCTAACAATATCGGATGCGCCTTAGCGAGTAGTGCAAATTTTGTGATTAAGATACCTAATATAGGAATAAATGCTGTTTGGAGAAATCCGACAAATCTCGCAAGATGCGTTTCGAGTCCGCCGATTCTTTTATCAAAATTGACAACCCACTCTAGCATCTTAGGGCCAACATCCAAGAGGAAAACATTTCTAATTTTCTCGGTGATTGCATCCCATTGCTTTGCATGGGTGGCCAGAATCATGTCGGAACGTTGCTGATAAGACGTGCCGGATTTTTCGATAGCTTCAATATACTGGCCCAAACGTTGCAAACCACGTCTATCCGTGAACTCAATAATAGCCGACAGTCCACGTATCCTATTGATAGATCGTGAGGTTACTTCAAGACTACCATCAGCATACTCACGAATCTTTTGCATTGCACCTTCCATGCCATATGCCTGTATCAAGGCACGACCGGAAGACACATTATACTCATCCCACACTTTTCGCATTTCACGCGTAGGAAGGATCAACTTGAGGAAAACGTTTTTCAGCTGTGTTACAGCTTCTGATGATTTCATCCCAAGACGGGTTAATGAACCTACCGAGCCAAGCAGTTCATCGATACTGATACCAAGTTGTGCTGCAATCGGCGTAATTTGACCTATATCAGAGGCTAAGTTACCAAGTCTCAAACGTCCGAGTTTGACAGTCTCAAAAAGTTTGGCTGATACTCTATCAGCATCTTCGATATTTAGACGGTAAGCATTGATGACAGACGATAAAACATTGACAGCATCCGTCTGGCTAGCAACCGCTGCCATCGACAATCGTGAGGCCGATGCTACAAAAGCGATTGCTTCTTCGCCCTGTGCGATCTGGTTTGACACAGTTTGATAAGCTGCCTCAGCCAATTCTTGGATATTTGTACCAAATTTTTCGGAGATAGGTCGCAGACCCGCTGCCCAATCGGAGATGCTAAGATTCACATTATCAGAAATAGCTACAATTTCTGCTAGTTTTAATTGAAGTTCAGCAGAATCTGCGATTGCCCGTCGTAGATGCTGTGAAAGAATCGACACAGCTTGATGTAAAACTTGGATCGTGAATAATCGAACCATGCTGTTCCAAGAGAGCAACAAACCTTTAGTATGTTTGTCTGCTGTTTGTGTTTCTTTACCGAGTCTCTTAACCCTACCACTTGCCTTATCGACAGATGCCCAATATGCTGTCATCATCTGTTTGTGCTTCTTTAGTTCTGCAGTCTCTTCACGCTTTTGTATCGTAGCTTGTCGCCGTGCGGCAGATGCTGCGGCTTTCTTACGTGCTGCTTCTTGCTCGGCTGTAGCCAGTCCCACTAATGTATTTGTCAGTTGTTGGATAGCCGCTACATTGCCTTGGATATTTTTATTGCTCTTAGACATCTCGTTAGCTAATCTACGAGACATCTTTTCAGAAGCAGCAACAGCAGCGGTCAGTTTGTCATAGGCAGGTGGAGTAGATTCTATGACTGTTTTAGTTTTCTTGACAGACGCAGATTGTTTGTCTGCGGCATCGGCGACCTTATGGAGCTCTGAGACCATATCAGTCAGGTCCATCTTGGCTTCAATAACTTTTTTGCCTATTTTCATTGAAAGATCCCCCGACTAAGAATTTGGCCAAGTGCCGCGTAAAATTCTGCTGACTCTCTGTCAAAATATGCACCCGGTTCCACGGTAGCCCGCCATTTTGCTTCGTGTCTCGCCCATTGATAAATTGCGATACTGTAACCAAAAGTATATTTGGGGTTTGCTACTGTTCCGACAGCAAAATCGAAGGCATCCTGACCCAATTCAGCACCAGTCTCTGGGGACTTAATCATGTTCGGTTCATACTTACCGTCAATAAGTGTGACACCTCTACGAATACGGCGGCCCGTAATGATACGTCCAGTACCTGGGCCGCCGACATAATCTGCCAATGGTGCAATAGATGATGCAGACATCCCCGTATCGACAACGATAGCGTCTTGGACATTTTCTGCCCAAGTAAGCACAAGTTCGCGCCAAAACTTTTCGGCGGCGGCTAATAGCTCACGAATAGCCTTAGCCTTGTCGAACCCAATCGGGTCTATCTTACATTTGGCTTTTGCTGCCATTGCTCTTGTTCCTCGTAGTCACGAATCATTTCGTAAGCTAATAACATTGCTTGTGTTGCTGGCGTATTATCGTTCCAATGTTTTTGTACATCGGGCGGTAACATACCTAATCTCTCACAGGTACGAAAGATAGTATAATCTATCTTTCGGTAACGGGGCAGATTACGCCTTACTGCGCCCGCCCCTGACCAGCTAAAAAACGCTTCTCAGCCTCCATAATCATTTCTTGATTGATACCATTGGCAGTCATGACACCATCAACGATGCGGGCAATCTCGTACTCAACAAACCCGGCGTCAACCAGTTCTTGATGGTACGATCCCCATGTTTCAGGATCATCTATCTTGACCTTTTCCCACTCCAGATCAGGAGTAGCCGAGAGTGATTCAAGAATCATCCACTGACCCTATCCAACTCTTTTCGCCCGTCCGGGTAGATCTTCATCACAGGGTCGGGAGGAGGACAAATCTTATTGAACTCAGCATAAGAGGTAATACCCTTAGCAATGATAACAATATCCTCATCCTGTCGCGGAATAATGATACGACGCGTACTGACACCTTCAAGCTTTTTTCCACCGATCTTCATGATAATGCTCCTTTATTGCTTTTGTAGTATGGGGTGGACCATTAAGATCCACCCCACACCATATTAGTTAGGTTGTTTGCGGGGTACGGACGATAATCGGTTCCGTAACATTGGCTTTACCCGTCACGACAATAGCCTCCGGGGAGTTAAGGTCGAACGGTACACTTTCATAACGAAAGTCAGGAATGGTAATAGTTTCGATATCACCACAGGTCGACGGCGTCGGCGTATAGGTGATAACGATATTGACCGCATACGGACGACAAGTGTCAGAATCTGAACTGACCCAGTCTTCCGCCGCATTGATTTGTTTGAGCGCATCCATGACGCTGGGCACACCAACAGTAGCACTGGTACCAGTACCTGTGCTAACCGTACCCATGTAGTATTCCAACATGAAGCTGAAGTTGACCTCCAACGGCTCTTCATCTTCGTTTCTCACATCATCAAGAACACCACGGTTCTTGATGTACCGTCTTGCAACGGTTTCCGTCCACGAAACAGTTCCTTCACCGATTTTAACGGTGATGCTGTTCGCAGTTGGTTCAGTACCATCTTCGATCTTTATGATCGCGTTCTTCAAATCGTAGAGCGCGTACACATTGATCCACAATCCATTCTCGTTCATCTTTTCCTCCGTATTACAGGGTCAAAATATAGCGACCCGCCACTGCGCTGCGTTGTATATCTGTATCAGGACCTATCTGGCCGAGTTGATAGATTCTGATATCTCTGTTCTTATTATCGTCTGTCAGTCTTGCACAACCGATTGTTTCTACGACTGTTTCACCGTAAGTCAATATCGGAAGAAGATCCCAAAATCCTGCCGATATCAGGCCGAGTAGCCGCATACTCCTGTGCAAATCAGAATTATTCATTGCTGATTGCACCATAATGTTAATCATGAAGTCGTATGACGTAGACCCACATCCCTTTTTGATATCGGGTCCATCCATACGAAATTCACCAAAAATGCTATGTGTTCGAGTATCACGCTTCTGACCCTCAATCATCATTGGCACATTATTTGCTGCAAATAATGCAGCAAAATGTGTTGATGCTGATGCTAATATCCATCTAGGTATGTCAGTTTGCATCATACTCTCCTACAGCAGGCGATTGACTTGTCAAGATGAAGTACGAACTACCATCTTGTGTCTCACCAACACTTTTGAAATCGTATCGCGCACTGTCTACGATACAAAAATCTACAGTGCTGAGTTTTACATTTTCGACACGGGCCTTCTTGACAATGATAGGAGCAACTACCTTGTCAAAGAAGGACCCGTGCGAAAAGTTTCTCCCCATAGAGAGAATCGTAGCGGAGTTCATCTGGCTAGTCGTATTGACCTCAGGAAGAACGATAGCATTGATACAGTAATCTTGTGTACACACTTCCATCAGTCCACTGGACGGATCGACAGTAACACTCAACTGATGTTTTATCGTCACCTTACGCATGTACATCTTTTCAAGATTGTACAATGCGTTTTTGATCATACGATTACCAGACATTCCAAGCATGACTCTCTCCCGTAGAGATTACGCAAACATAACAGCGCCGAGATTCTGATCCAGCGTTTTGATACCGGCCAGCATATCCAGCGTCACCTGATGACCCTGTTTGTCCATATTGTAGCCGATCGTGGCACGAATGGACAAGCCATTGTAGCTAGCCACAAACGACCGGGCACCTGTACCGGCGCGGACTTGCACCAACGGACGAGTGACAAGTGCAATCGCCGCAGGATGGAAGCCGAGGCAATAGTCACCAGCCGGACCAATATTGACATTGGCTTCGTCGTTCACACCAGCATCAAGCGAACGGCTCATCAGCATGGAGGTCGTCGTCGGAGTACCAACAGTCCCGTACAGATCGGTAGCAGTACCGAAAGCAACCAACTGACCGGACTTAGGCGCAACCGTGAAGTTGTCGACAGTCATAGCCTTAGTCCAATACTGGGCATAGTCATCTGACTCATCGATGCTGCCAGGCGTGTAGATAGTGACAGCAGCACCATCTTCAACAGCATGACGCAGACCCGGACTGACAATAATCTCCGTCAGATCGCTGTCTGCCGTCCCGGATACAATACGCTGCGGCGTAGCATCGCCAGCAATCGTGCACCAGGAGCCGTCGAGGCGGGCCGGTTCTCCAGAGAATCCGTCAACAGTCAACGTCGTGCTGCCCTTGGCAACATTGCCGTTGTTGATGGCACCAACAACAACCGTGTTACCAGTATCAATAGACGGCACATTCTGGCTCACAAAGGTATTGAAGCCATACTTGCGGCCGAGATGACCTTCACGCAATGCCGTTCCTTCGTCACCGACAGTGTTAGCATTGACAAAATCCGTCACGCCGAGGAAAGCACCCTCAACATTCGGGGAAAGAAGCAACCGACGACCAGCCATCGGGCACTTGTTATTCGTCAATGCAGTACGCAGATCAATGATCGGCTTACCGTCAGTGATCGATGCATAGGAGCCGAGCTTGCCGGCATACTTGCCGTTCGTCGGGGTACCCATGAAATTGTACGTCTCGCCAAGCACCACTTGATCAACGCTCTGGGCAATAGCCGACAGAGCAGGACCAGCGTGAAACTCGATTAGATCAGCCATCGACTTGGATTCTTCACCATCATAGATGATGAAAGATACATGCCAATGTTGATCGAGTCGCACAGCCACGTTGGTAGCGCTCGCATCTTGCACTTCTACGCTGTCGCCGTCCACCTTACGATGACCGACAAAGCCATTCGGTCGGCGAGTATTAACCACGTCACCGAACTTGGCTACCTCATTCTCGAAATCACGGTACACCAACATACCGGCGACCATGTTATTTTCGAGATACAACAGCGACTCTTGCGCCCAAATCTCGGGCTTCAAAGCATCGTTGTCATTGTCGAACACGTTAATCCAGATTTCTGCATCTTTCTTACTCATTTCTAACTCCTTGTTAGCTAAGGTCAATCAGACCCTTCTTCTTTGCTTCCCTGTACTTCTTGGCATCATTGGCCAGAGTAGTAATGCTGACTCTACCGCCAGACTTACCCACCGGTCGATGACCCAACCCGTCTGCCCCGTCGCCCGCAAATAAATTTGCAAAGTCGTCCATATCGGCCATGCGTTTTACCGCATCATCAATAGAAAGTTTGAGCGTAATGGGCTTACCATCTTTGTCCTTATCTCTGAAATCAACTTTCGGCACCAACTGCCCGGTCGGATTTCCTTCACCGTCAACTGCCTCCTCTAAGAGTGTAGAAGGTCTCAAAATAGCCAGAACCTGATTGGGATTATATGCTTTGTGTTGCATAGCTGCACCAGCAATAGCGGTTTGGATGCTGGTCTCAGTATAAAGTCCCTTCCATTGTTCTGATTCTTTGCGGAGTTTGTTCAACTCTTCTTCATGCTTTTTCGCTTGCTTATCAATCTCTCTTTTTCTCAGTTCCTCCTTAGTTAGATACTCATTCTGCATTGCTTCAAGTTTTGTATCCAGATCCTTGCGCTCATCATCAGTCAGTTTGACGCGAGTGCGCAGGGCCTTCAACTCATCCAGAGCTTTTTGCTGACTCGTCTGATATTTCTTACGCTCAGTCTCAAGCAGTGCCTGAACCTCTACTTTGGTCAGCGTTTCTTTGTCACCGCCACCTTTGTCGTCACCGCCACCTTTGTCGTCACTGCCACCTTTGTCACCGTCGCCCTCAAACACGGTCAACCACAGTTCTGTATCATAATACTTTTTCATCTCTCGCTCCTAGGTTCGTTGAATATCCACAACAGTCCTACTGCGCAGATACGTCGTGAGATATCTCCAAGCGATCGGAGATGTAATCCCATTCAGAATATGCACAATACGTGTGTTGGGGTCATAACTTGTTTTTACATTTGCGTAAGTGTGTGATAAATTACGCAGACTCTCCTCTTCCATAATTGGATCTCTGCCTTCCAACAATGACAGAGCTTCTTCGCACGTTGCGATTTTTATATCATCTGGTACTTCTGTATCACCCCCTCTCGGCCACTCCTGCTCTTGATCTTCATCCGTTTTTTGTGAAATATATGATAGTCTATCGATGGCGCGTGTAGCTGTACCTAATGCTTTTGTGCGTTCGGTAGATGTAGCATTATCCCATGCTTCACTATTCATTCGCGTCTCGAAAAACTCTAACGCAAAAGTATCATCAGCATACGGCGTCATTTCGCTTCTCCTCTTTTACCTGTACCCTGATCAAAATCTGTTTCAGTTACCTTTTGTTTTTGGGCCAGGTCGCTTGTTTTGTCCGGATCAAGATCATCAACACCGCGCGCTTTATCTTTTGCTGACGTTTGTGCAAGTACGATACGTGCGGCACGTTCAGCATGATCCTTATTGGCCTGAACAACGTCGCCATCTGGATAACCAAGCAACATTGCAGCTAGCGCATCGCTGACAAGTCCCTCACGATGTGTTTCAATAATCATTTGAACGCCACTCAGCACAGCAGGATTTTCGTCAATTTCATTGTAGATTTTATCCAAAGTATCTTCCTGTACTTTACCGTAGAGCAAGATAGATATCGCTCGTTTGCACATCTCTCTTCGGTATGTGTTAGACGTAGCTTTTTCTGCAAGATCTAGATATTTTTCTGATTCATTTATCCGATCCTCATCAGACTTCGGGCTGTAGCTGCTAGGATACTTGATCAATACTTCTGTGTCGCTCTTACCCTCATAGTCAGCCCAGGCACGAACAATATGCCGCTCTAACAATTCCAATTCCATACCGATGCAAGACAGTCCACTTTCAAGTCCACGAGTATCGAGCTTTTTCGACTCAGCAGAAGCACGAGTCGGCTCAAGCATAGACATATTGAGATTAATCAACTTACGGATATCTTGACGAATTGTCTCTTCTTTCTCCATCGAAGCGCGCAACGGTTCAGGAGACGGATGAATAAATCCAGGCCGCTCTGTATCTATTGCGTAGCGTCGACCAACAGCATGACCTGTTTTAATCGTCAAATCAGTTTGCGTACTTTTACTGATACTCCCCGTTGCCTCGTCAACAGTGGCACCAGCCGTGAAAGCATCATAGCGCGGGTCATACTGTTCAGTGTAGAATGTAAAGTTACTACGGATAGAATAACTTACATCCGAACTCTCCATATTCAAGAGCGCGACCTGATATCCGGCAATGTTCTTCAACAGTGGTCGAGATGTTTCGAGAATTGTGAATGGGATATGCCTCAATTTGAGAACAATCGGCCCGGCCTCAATACCCATACTTGAATCATAGATAGTGACTTCGACACCACTTTCTGTTCTACGAAGATACTTGAACTTGTGTTCTGTTCCGGTTACAAGTTCCAACTCATTATCAGAGACTTCTTCTTCAAATGCGATTAGAACAGTTTCAAGTTCACCGTCAGCATCATACTTCCAAGAGATTATATCTTCTGTTTTGACAATATAGCAATACGGATGATTCTGTAGTTTTTCAGCTTTCGTTCTTGCTTGACTGTACTCAGAGCTACGATCTACAAACACACCAACACGCCCCAAGAAGAGCAACTCTGTCAGGACAGTTCGCCCGATAAAACCATCCATCGTATCGCCGGTACCATCTACACCACCATTTTTTCCTTTGATACAAAGCTCATAGCTTTCGAGACTGGTCTTGCGAACAATCTCTTGCATCCTCTGATAAATTGTATTACGTATATCCATCAAAGCTGCTTCTGCGTGGGCAGGACAATACGTCACAGACTTGCGTTTTTGGAAGTCGGTATCGTCTTCTTGGCTAGAGTATTTCTGCAGATACTCATCGATGAAGATATCCCCACCTTCGAGGACATGCCGATATTTTTCCCACTCATCGACCCTTTTCTGATAGTATGGGTGGGCGTATTTTGCATTTCTTAGAAGTTTCATTGTGTCCCTCAATTCACGTGTGATGTAATATCCTGATTACCGCCCACGCTCAATGCAAGAGCAAAAGCAATCTCACTATAGTTTCGCGAGTGTGCATAATGGTCTGGCTTATTTCCATTGACATATCGGCCAGTGGGATTACCATTCGCGTCTTCTTGATAAATTCTTACGGGCGCTTTGATATTGTCTTTATACTCAAGATCAGTGTCAGCAGGTAATCTGATGCTTCTCTTCTTGAATCTACCAAGTGATGTGTCGAGCCAAAGTGTCCTATCAGCAGTTACAACACAGTTCTTTTTGTCCTCATTCAAAGTTTTGACACGTGTATCAGTGTAGTAGCAAAGACTTACTCTACCAAGAAATCTTTGCGCGAACTCTAATGCTTTTCGTGTCTCAGGTTGAGCGTCAATGACACAATACATAATCTTATATTTGCGCATCAGTTCGTCCAACTGCTCAAACTGTGTAACTTTGCAGGCTTTCATTACGCGATACATAGTTGCTAACGACATGTCATAATTGATTTTACGCTGATTTGTTTTCAGATACTCACCAATTTCGACATTCAGATACTTTGGCCCAACGTCAACACCCATCGTATACCAACCAGAATGATCAGACTGGCTTGCACTCATGGTTGTAGTCATTGCTGCATTGATATCGTCATCATCAATCTTAGCACCTTTTACAGTGTGACACATGCCCATCTTCGAGTTGAACAATTCTTGTTCTCTGGCCGGATTGTGTTCAGCCTCCAAGATGGCTTTTGCGATAGCCGCAGGCCGCGAAGCACGTGCCATAGAATACAGTTGGCTAACTGTCCAGCCACGGATAGATCTATCACTGTACTCGGGAACCCAGATACAGTTATCCAATCCAAGCCACTCTTGCTTTGCATCATTGTCTAGTGGATGTTTGCATTGCGTACAGATCAAGTATGATTCTTCAATCTTTGTACTATTGGGATCATCAGTGGTAATCACCAATGAGTCCGGGAAAGTCAGTTTTTCAAGTCTGCCACAATGTGGACAATGGAAAAAATAGTGTTCTTGTGTGGACTGTTGCCAATATACATCGATACCGTGATTCTCAATATGTGGTGTGCTAAGCATGAACTCTTGGCTAACATTCTGACCAGAAGTACGTTCGCGCGCCAAGACAACATTATCTTGATTCATTTCATCCAGTTCGTCAAACACTAGCAAAGAAGCAGGAACAGATTTCATTTGCGAACGTGATCGCGAGCCGCGAATATATAATGATGCATTGCCTGCTCGCTTATGCCCAACGTTACGAACATCCGAAAACATCTTACGTAGATGCTCACTAGCTTCGAGAGCCGGATCAAATCGTGCGGCAGAAAAATCTGTAGCATCAGGTGTTGAAGCTGGCAAAATATAGAGCACAGAAGATGACCGTACATCGATTGTATAAAAAGCCTTATTCAAACCGGTCTCAGTGAAACCAGTTTGAGCACCCTTTTTACAGACGCCAAGTTCTTCTTCAAAATCGTGCGCAGCTTTAGTCCACGGATGATGCAAGAAATTGAATTTACCGGGAAACGGCGGACCCATCACACGATACATCTCTGCCCATTGTGAACATTTTGAGATACCGCTGCGACGTAGTCCCGACTGTATCCTGTCAACAAATATATTTGCAAGA